GGCTGGACGCACAAGGGCCTGCCGACGCAGGACACGCGCATCCCCGACAGCGTGATCCGCGTGATGCGCCACAAGGGCAAGATCGGCCAGGATATCGACCACCCCGCCGTGTTCCCGGTCGCGCTGCCGGAGTTCGTGATCGAAGCCTACACGGACGTGGGCGATATCGTGTTCGAACCCTTCGGTGGCAGCGGAACGACGATGCTCGCTGCCGAGCGCACGGGTCGCGTCTGCCGCAGCGTGGAAATCGCGCCGGAGTACGTGGATGTGGCCATCAAACGCTTCCAGCAGAACCACCCCGGCGTGCCGGTCAGCCTGATCGCCACCGGTCAGTCCTTCGAGCAGGTCACCGCCGAGCGCATTGCCACCTCTGATGCCGAGGTGCTGGTGTGAACTGGCTGGCCGACAAGATCGAGCAGTGGCCGACCGCCAGGCTCATTCCTTACGCCCGCAACGCGCGCACCCACTCGGACGAGCAGGTGGCACAGATCGCGGCCAGCATCGCCGAGTTTGGCTTCACAACCCGATCCTGGCGGGCAGCGACGGCGTGATCGTCGCCGGCCACGGACGGCTGGCCGCCGCCCAGAAACTTGGGCTGGAGGTGGTGCCGGTGGTCGTGCTCGACCACTTGAGCCCGACCCAACGCCGCGCCCTGGTTATCGCGGACAACCGCATCGCCGAGAACGCCGGTTGGGACGACGCGATGCTGCGGATCGAACTGGAAGCCTTGCACTTGGACGGCTTCGACCTCGATATCACCGGTTTCGACGCTGATGCGCTGGCCGAACTGATTGCGGGCGACGAGCCTGATAACGAGGGCCAGACCGACGAGGATGCCGTGCCGGAGGTTGGTGAAACGCCAATTTCTCGCCCGGGCGATGTCTGGATCATGGGCCAACACCGGCTGCTGTGCGGCGACGCGACCGTGGCTGAGAGCTACGACCGTCTGATGCAGGGCGGCGTGGCGGACATGGTCTTTACCGACCCGCCCTACAACGTGAACTACGCCAACTCTGCCCGCGACAAGATGCGCGGCAAGGATCGCGCGATCCTGAACGACAACTTGGGCGACGGGTTCTATGACTTCCTGCTGGCCGCACTGACGCCCACCGTCGCCCATTGCCGGGGCGGGATGTACGTGGCGATGTCGTCGAGCGAACTGGACGTGCTGCAGGCCGCTTTTCGCGCTGCGGGCGGTCACTGGTCGACCTTCATCATCTGGGCCAAGAACACCTTCACGCTCGGTCGCGCCGACTACCAGCGCCAGTACGAGCCGATCCTCTATGGCTGGCCTGAGGGAGCGACACGACACTGGTGTGGCGACCGCGACCAGGGCGACGTCTGGGCCATCAAGAAGCCGCAGAAGAACGACCTGCACCCCACGATGAAGCCGGTGGAACTGGTCGAGCGGGCCATCCGAAATTCGAGCCGCCCGGGGAACGTGGTACTCGATCCGTTCGGTGGTTCTGGCACAACGTTGATTGCGGCCGAAAAGTCAGGTCGCGTGGCGCGCCTGATCGAACTTGACCCCAAGTACGTCGATGTGATCGTGCGCCGGTGGGAGGACTTCACCGGCAAGCAGGCCACCCGCGAGACGGATGGCGCGGCGCTCGATCAGGCGGCCAGCGATTCCTCGACGATCTCGCAGTGAATCACAAAGCCCGTCAGGTAAGGCAGGCCGCGCGGGATGCCGTATTGCTTGCTGGTCTGGCGGCCAATCGTCCAGCCCATCCAGCGCTCCGTGGCGGCGTTGATCGCGTTCGCAAGGGGCTGGCCCTGATAGAGCCCGTTCTGGACCGCGTCGGCAAAGTGTCGACCGTGGCGGCTGTCGAGGAAGGTGCGGACCGACTCGAGCGGCTGGCAGGTGGCGTCCGAGATCGCAGTCATCGCCAAGGGCCAGGCGGCCTCGGCGTGCTCGTTCATCGTGCCCCAAAAGCCCCAGGCGTCGTTCTGGGTGGCGGGGATCTGGATGCTGGTCATGGTGGTTTCTCCTTCGGGTTGATCGTTGCGACACCCGCAGTAACGCGCTGTTCGATTAAGAAGCCAAGCGCTACTTGGCCTCTTTCTCGATCTTTTTAGGCGATGCGGTAGACCCGCTCGCCGCCCTGTGGCTTGTCCGAGACGATGGTCAGGCCGAGCTTTTTCTTGAGGGCTCCGGCCAAGGTGCCGCGCACCGTGTGCGCCTGCCAGCCGGTCGCGGCGCAGATCTGGCCGATGGTGGCGCCCTCGGGGCGCTGCAGCATCCGGATCACGTCGGCCTGCTTGCTGTTGGGACGGGTACGAGGCGCTTTGACGGGTGGTTTGAAGGATGCTTCGGCTTGGGCGACGGCAGTCTCGAGTTCCGCGTCGGGGTCTGCGGCGTCTTCTTGCGCCGCTTCAGCGTTGGCGATGATCGCGTCGAGTCTGGCCTCGAACGTGGAGACGGGCTTGGCGTCGACGTGAGGGCGCGGTAGCCCCAAGGCGTCGTAGCCCTCGGCGGCGACGCACCAGCCCTCACCGTCAGGTGTGATCAGGGCGCGGTTGAACATCCCGTCGAGCACCTTCTTGCGCGCGCCGCCTTTGACGTGGTCGGGGAACCAGTCGATCTTGCCGCCGCTGGTGTGGATGGCCTTGGCGAGGATGGCGTGCTGGGCCGGGGTGAGTTGGGTGGTCATGGGCTGCTCCTTCGGGGGTGGTGGATGGCGAAGTCATGAACGCGCTGTTTGGGATTGAAGCCAAGCGCTTTGTGCTTGGCTCCCGCGCCTCTTGGTCAGTTGTTGGGCTTCTCCGACTTCTTGGCCTTGCGGGCTTGCTCGACACCTGCGTTGAACGCTGCTTCGAGGGCATCACGAAGTCGCCAGACCGAGACGTCGTGGAAGTCAAGGCGGTCCGACTTGCGGGTTTCGAGGGTGTCGATGTCCAGATGCTTCTGGGCGATCAGGGTGAGGATGGTGTCGATCTGGCTCATGGCGTTTCCTTTCGGGGTTGGTTGGCGTGACGTGATGAACGCGCTGTTCCCGAAGAAAGCCAAGCTCAATCTGCGGACGGATTTGAAAAAATTTGCGAACAAATGATTGAAGGTGACGATGGGACTTTCCATTCGCGCCTACGCGCGCCACCGTGGCGTGTCGCACGTGGCCGTGAAGAAGGCCATCGACACTGGGCGGATCACGCCGCTACCTGACGGCACGATCGATCCGGATGCGGCGGACGCGCAGTGGGCTCAAAACACCTTGCAACCCCGCAAGACGGCAGCACAGGAGAAGGCCAGTCCTGCGAAGGCGCGTGTACTGCCCGAGCGTGAGGCGCTCGAACCCAATGCCCCACCGTTGTCGACGGGCGGCACGTCGCTGTTGCAGGCGCGCACGGTCAACGAGGTGCTCAAGGCCAAGCTCAACAACCTGGAGCTGGCACACCGCAAGAAGGAACTGGTGGATCGGGCGCAGGCCGTGGCCCACGTGTTCAAGCTCGCGCGCATTGAGCGCGACGCGTGGTTGAATTGGCCTGCGCGCATCTCCGGCCAGATGGCCTCCACGCTCGGGGTCGATGCGCACCGGATGCATGTGGCGCTGGAGACGGCCGTGCGTGAGCACCTGATCGAACTGGGCGAGCTGCGCCCGCGCGTGGATTGACGATGGACGATTACGAAGGCGCTGTTGAGATCGAGCGCGCCTGGCGCGAAGGACTGACGCCCGACCCGTTGCTCACGGTGTCGGAATGGTCGGACCGCCACCGGATGCTCTCCAGCAAAGCGTCTGCCGAGCCGGGGCGTTGGCGCACCAGCCGCACGCCGTACCTGAAGGACATCATGGATTGCCTGTCGCCGACCTCGCCGGTCGAGCGGGTGGTGTTCATGAAGGCCGCGCAGCTGGGCGCGACCGAGATGGGCTCGAACTGGATCGGCTACGTGATCCACCACGCACCCGGGCCGATGATGGCGGTTTGGCCGACGGTGGAGATGGCCAAGCGCAACTCCAAGCAGCGGATCGACCCGCTGATCGAGGAGTCGCCGGCGCTCGCTGAACTGATCGCCCCGGCCCGCTCGCGCGATTCGGGCAACACCATCCTCGCCAAGGA